AAAGGATTTTATTAGAGCATGGAATGGTATGGAAGATATCTGTGCTGAATATAACCTAGATATACCAATTAAAGGCAAGTGTATTCTATGCGAGATGACCTTTCAAATGGGAGCTACAGGTGTTTCTAAGTTTAGAAATATGATTCTTGCATTGCAAAGTCATTCGTATATGGATGCGGCAGCCGAGATGCTCGATTCTAGGTGGGCAAAACAGACCCCAAATCGTGCTAAAAAATTAAGTAGTCAGATGGAAGAACTAGCTAACTAGATTAGTTATAAGTTCTCTAGTTTTATTATACGAATATTTATACTCGTCTTTTAAAAGATTGACTATCGCCGATAGAATAAACGGCAATGGCATATTTAATTTTTTCTTTCTAGAATATTTATCTATGGGTTTCCCATACTTATCTGTAAATTCTTTTACTAGTTCCTTAGTATTGATGTATTCTTCATCCCAGAAGAACTGACCATCTTCCCAATCGACTTTCAAAGTGTATAAATTAAATTTACTTTTTGATGAAGTTTGGTGAGATGTTGTCATTTATTTCTGTCAAACCTCCAAGTATATTAATTAATTTAGAAGACTCGTAAAAAGGTCTCTTAACTAAATACTGAACTATTTCGTTTCTTTGTTGTTCAGTTATCACGTAATTTTTTTGAGTGTTCTTCTCATCACTTTTCGTCATGTATTTCTCCTGCTATTGCTGAATAGCCTACCATATCAATAAAATTATCCATATGACTAGACCCTGTTTTAGTTCTAGCTACTTTAAGTAGTAGCATACATATCGCTACATTTTCAGCAGTAATGTTTACTCCTAAATATGTAGACCAATATCGAGCTATCTCATCATGTAATTTCTTTTTATCACCATAAGTCTTAGCTCTATCTCCAGACACTAGGTCTGCAGAAACTTGTAGTATCTCTTCTGTTTTCATTTAATTACTCCATATTTTTCTTTTAAATAGTTATATCTTTTTTCATATTGCTTTTCTTCATCTATCATATCTAATAACTCTTTTTCTAATGAGTATATTTTATTTTCGTATAAATAAAATTTATCTACATCATCTTCTTCATCAGCATTAAAATGTAATGTAATGTATTTTTCTAATAAAGATATTTTATTAGCTACTTTGTGCAGTATAAATTTTACGTCAGACCTTTTAGCAATACCAACATAAAGAGTATACATAAATTCTTGCAAGGTTATGGAATCACCACATAATTTTCTATCCATCAATCTTCCATCATTATATATATTCAACATTAGTTGATTATACATATTTTTTGCACTAAGTTTATTGAAGTATTTAAAGTCTATATCATGTTCATACTCACTATAGTAGAGCATAATTATTAAAATCAATCAACTTGTTAATAGGAACTAAATATCCCCAAGAAGTATTATTATCACCCCCAGGAACTTTATTGAAATTATTATTATCTATTATATTTATTAAGTCTTTTGTCTTTACTGTTAAATTAAAACAAAATCTATCGCCGCTATAAAAATTTACAGTCCACCACTCTGCTTCTGTTTTTCTAATGCCACTGTCCTTACCTCTACTTTGATATTCACAGTAGTGATTACCTGTTGTAATCCACTTATCTCTTTCTGATTTTACCTCTGTCTTATCTCCCTCTTGTATCTCCCCTACCACAAACTCCCCTTGTTTTCCCCATTCGAGGTCGTGTTTAAAATTACTATTATGTTTCATTCCTAAACCTCCTAATGTAATTTCTTTTTTAAATACTCGTTTATATCTATTATATTTCCTTTCCCATTTTTTTTAACATCATTCATTACACTCTCACCTACATCAATAAGATATTGAGGGTCTCTTATCATCATTTCTATAGCACCCATCGCTAGTAGTTGTACGGTGTAAGATTCATCAGAAGTAGATGGACTCTCTGTTCCATATGCTACAACATATTTATTTTTACCGTAGGGTTTTAGCACTATCACAGTGCCTGAGTAGTCATCATTTTCATCAGTCATTTTTATCTTTCTTAGCAAGAAAAGTATACCAGAAATGTCTGGGATTCTTAGAGCGATGGTTACCATTCTCATCAAATACTTGTTGTGGTAACTTCTGTATCTTACCACCCCAACAAGGGTGTTTAAATGAACACCACTCACAAACACTATCTAATCTTTTGTTACCAGTTAGTTTATTTCTATAGGTCTCTTCTACTTCATCAAAGCATCTTTTAAATGGTTTGTTTTGCATCAAGGCATTTATATTATCATTAGCCACCTTGAGACCCCTGTCCTTATACACCTTATCATCTTTAGGAGGTTCTGTTAAACAAATTTCACCAGATGATTTGTTAATTACAATCCACCCACCAAAATCTTTTTTCTCAGTATCCGCATATAAATAACCTTGTGATAAGTATCCAAACACATCCTTCTCTGCAACAGCACCGAAGCCCATGTTGAATTTATTTTTAAATGACCAGTCACTAGCAGATTTAATATCAAATATTTTGTTATTAATTTCTATATCATAAGTTCCAGTCAAGCCATTTTCAAAGTATTTGTTTTTTCTTTTCACACCTTTTTGTTCACTATCAACTTTTATACCAGATGATTTTATTATAAAAACAGTTAGTGCCTCTATCATATCTCCTATTAAAAATCTTAGTTTATTATTATAAGGACTTTGTTCTCTTTCAGCACCTGCTTTTTCCATTTGTAATTGACAAAGAGGTCTTCCAATACCAGACATTCTTACTCTAAAAGACCTATCTCTATTTGATGTGAATTGTTTTTTTATAAGAGCTTTACAGTTTTCTGCAAATTCGTCAATAAGTTTTTCGTCTATTTGCACAGGCGAGTTATCCGCCTGTACTAAAAAATCTTTTATCTTTTCAATTATTTCTTGACTCAAGAAGCTTCTACTTTACGCACAGCCTCTTTGTCATTGGCTTTTTTTTTCACTGCTTCATTATACTTTTGTAACACTGATGCATTATGAGCACTGACATCTTTTTGAAACAGAGTATAAAGTCTACCATCATCACTATTTTCTTTTGGGTCAGAGGGTACATCAAGAGATACTCTATCGCCGATAACTAAATGGTAACCCATACCAGTAGGACTGGGTACAGTTTTTAGGTGGAACTCATTTTGATGTAATACACCTTTTGTTAGTTGTATCATATCTCTTAAGGTAGCACCATTTTTTCCTTGAAACTTCATTTGAAAAGAACTATCAACACTAATCTTTTCATCTTTTGAATTAAACCCATCTAACTTTACTGTTCCGTAAATTACGGTATAAAATCCAACATTTCTGGCATCCTTTAATTGGTCATCAGATAGCTCGTTTCTTTTAGCTTGTGGAACATAATTACAAGAAGTTCCACCAAAAGTATCTTTAGCTTCTTCTCCATTCTTAATTAGTATAGATTCACCAGTATATTTTCTTTCTTGTGGTGAGTAAACTAAGAACTGTTGAAGTTTTATGAAGGGTCTTATAATTGCTTTTTCAAAGTATCCAAACTGCTCTGTAATATCATCCCAAAATACAAAGTACCCTCTATATTTTGCAACTCTGTCATTATTATTTTTATCTACATCCTTCTGATTTATTCTTAGATTCTTAATGAAAGATGGTTGTTCCTTCTTTATTCCACCCGTTTCTTTTCTTATTTCTTCTTCAGTCATATCACCAAAGATTGTTTTATCTGTCATATATTTCTCCTAAATAGTTTTAGTATCTAACCAATTATACCCCTTTTTTATTTCATATTCAAGGGGTATATTGAAATTAATTTTATATCTTTCAAACAGACTTTGTTTGATGTTGTCACAAGAGTATTTGAGCTTAGCTATGACATCGTTTACCTCCGTTGGATAAGCATCAATAATAATAGAATCATGCACTGTATTGATGATTTTACTTTTCATACCTGCTATTTGGTTGTGCAAATTAATACAAGCAACAGGAACTATATCGGCGGTTGCAAAACTTTGCACAGGATAATTACGTGTCTGTGTATATTTGTTTGAGCCGCCCCACTTCCTTTCAATATCAGGAAAAAACCATTGTTTACCTGATTTGCTAAGAAGAACCTTTGTTTGTAGAGTTAAATCCTCCACCTCTATCTGCCATTCAATAATACCTTTATATCTTTTTTTAAAAGTTTCATTCCATTTCTTACCTATCTCATCACCAGATGAGCCGCCGTACAAAGGCAAGAAAGTAAAAGCTTTAGCATCTTGTCTTTCAACATTTAAAGCATCGGCTGCAATTTGATGTATGTCTACACCGTTTAGTATT